AAAAGAATAGGGCTCCCCGAAGGAGCCCATAATTCTTTTTCAAGTTCGTAATGCTAGCATTTCCAGATCGCTATCTTTTGAATTACCAACCATCCGCTTGCGAAACTCATTATCCTTATCCAATTTCAGAATTTTTGCAAGCAGTTTCTCACGCTCTTCAAGGGCATTATGTGTTTCATCATACCCATCATCACTGACAAGTCCAAGTTTCACTAGAGGGTTGATTCCATCTGTACTGTCAGTATCACTTAACCATTGATCGTACGCTTTATCGATCTCCCAAGCAGCACTGATCAATGCAGCATACTCTCTTTTGAAAGTCATGTTATCATTGAACTTACCATTAGAGCGATCGATAAAGGTATAGGTCGGACAGAGGGTCATAAAGAGTTTGTGGAACACAGGATCGTTAATTGCGATAAAACTGAGCTGATCTCCATCGACCAATTGGTCACCATCACTTTTCAAACCATAACATCTATATAATATAGAAAGGAGCGATAATTAATGGCTAGAATTAAATTACCAGGAGTATACATGATTCGCAACAAACTTAACAATAAAGTTTACATCGGAGAATCTACAGATATCCCAAATAGGTTCAAACGATACCGATGGGCAGTAAATTCTTCGGCGAACTATGCTGAAGTTACTAGACCAATAACTATGGCAATGCGTCAAGATGGAATTGAGAATTTCGAGTTCAGAATTCTCAAATCTGGTCCAGAGTACAAAGATCGCTACCTTCGACTTCAAACTGAAATCGAGTACATCTATGAATATCAATCATACGATGGCCGATTTGGTTATAATGAAACCAAAGGTGGTGAATCAGGACCTATAACATCTAGAACACAATCTACGAAAGAACGTACTAAACGTTCCAAAGCAGTATTTCTATATGATACTGAAACTCAGAATACTCAGCTATACTTTAGTGGTGCTAAAGGTGTAGGAGTTGATCTTGGTTTTGGTAAAGATGTGATGTCTCATACGGTTAAACGCGGGTCATTGCTATTAGATCGGTATTATGTTATTCCTGTATCCTACACTGAGCGACATGAACTTCTTGAGAAACTCAGAGTTAAGAAAACTCAGAATACTGATCAGCCTGCAAGGGCTCAAGCGCATTCTGCAAAAGCGTTTGCGAGATACGAATTAGCAGTAACATATATCGATTTAATTGCGTATGAGTATTATGGATTAAGTGATGAATGATTACACTGGGACTATCTCTTCATCCGGGAGTCCAATACATTCCGGAGTTCAGCGCTTGGAGATATAGCCGCAACCATACCCCTACTCTTACGATAGTCTCTACACTCTACTACCAGTCATTCCTTTCTGGGTTCAAGCACGGTATTACCTCTGGCCAATGAATGGCTTCAGGATCTCTTACGAAGTGTATTCGTGTTGTTTGGTATAATATGAGCGGGTTATTCTCATATCCAACCTTATCTAACTTCTACCGTTAGCCTACTTCATAGTAGACACCGCTTGTTAAGCGTTCACTGAATTATTCTTTTGTGGGATTACTCCCAAAGCGGATCTCGACTTAGCGTGTAACTTTCGTTAAATCCGCACCCATTAGTGCCAAGATATCCGGCGGCATGTGCATGGTCATGTCAGTTCCATCATCATGGATCTTACGGACACGAACATACAGAATCGAAGATTCCGAAATGGTTGGATTTCGATTGATCAGTGCCCAGACACCTTGCTTAGATTTCAGAAGCTGGTTGATGATTTTGACGAATTTCTCATCTCGAATCACAGCATGTTCCTGTACAAGAGAAATTGCCTTGGAGACACTAATGTTTTCCAGAGTGGCCAGATAATTTGCAATTCTCTCTTCGAATACAACCATCATGGTCTGATAAGGGATATCGACTTCATGCGGCATCAAGTCAGTACCCAACGAAATAACCATTCGAGAGGTATAGTCGATACGACCAGATGCTAGAGACTTACGATAAACGCCGCCCTTACCGTTGATCTGAGTTTCTACAAACTCGGTAATGTTGTTCCAATCCTGCTGAATCTGATTCAGCGTCTTCTGAATCTCAGTTTTCCGCTCTATATGAAAGAGCGGAGCCGTTGCCAGAATGTTCCGGTTATTGACGATAGAGAGATAATACTTATTGACATCCAGAATTGTCATGTTAATACCAAGAACCATCAGAGGCCGCAGTCGTGCGGAATATACAGGAATTTTGGAACAGAAGACGACACCTTTCGGCAATTCTATCAGTTTTTCATACTTGTCTTCATAGTCTTCATACAAAGACATGATGGTAGGTTTACCATCATCGATGATCTTACCAGAGACACTGATCTTCTTAACAGATGTGATGATATCCTGCATGGTCTTATCCTTCAGCAGTTTACAAAAGGCATTATAACCATGATATGTCAAGATGTGGTACGGCGCAATGTCGATATACATCGTGGTGCGCAGATCACCATCGGTTACTGCTACTACAGGCTTCTTACAGACACTGCAGATTTCACCCAGATGGGTACCGCCTGTCAGTGCTTGGCATTCACAGGAATAAAACGGCCGGTCCTGAGTCGTATCAGAACCGAATACCGGAGAAAAGATACCATCGTCAGGCTTTTGATTACCATTAACGAAGATCTCAGAGCTGGTGATATCAATCTGCCTTCCCAGCTTCTTTAATCTGGCATACTCTGCATCATGATCAACGCGGTCCAATCGGACTGAGCTGATACGTTTTTTAGTTTTGTATAAAATGATAGGCGAGGGTTGAAAAGTCGGATACTCATCTCGATTGATAATGTTCAATCTTCCCTCAGGTAGCTTACTCATTCTTATCCTCCTCGGTAGACATCGGATACCCATTTTCAATCAGGATGTAATCGGCCAGAATAACGATGTGATACGCGATCTTCATTTTCTTGGTAACCGGGTCAATTACATCACTCACTTCTGCAACATTGCTGGAACAGACAGGTCGTATGTTGACATCAGCTTCTTTGTTCATAGTTTCGCTAGAAAGATAGACCGGCATATTGCCGAACTTCTCTTCATATTCTTGTAGGTGTTTAATCAAATCGTGTAATTTGGTCATAGTTATAGCCTCCTTAATTATAAGTTGTTTGATTTATAAGAATTTAAGTAGTTTCGCTTATATTCGTGATGGGGAAATCAGCAATGCATACAACATTCATTGCTGCAAGGACTTCTTGATCCGTTTTAGATACTTCAGCCACAAAGGTAGATTGGATCGGTATCATCGCCTTTGTGGATTCATTGCTGGCGATAAAGCATGGTAGATCGCCAAACTCCTCCAGATACGCTTCTAAATCATGGATGATTTCAGATAGCATTTTAATACCCATACTAGGTCCTCCTGAGATTGTATTTGAGCCTTGCTTCATGCTCGATATTATAGTATATATACAAAAAAGAAATAGGCGAAGTTACCCTCGACTATTCCTTTTTCTTTGCTCAAATCTCAACCTTGATCGAGATAGAGCTTCCACGGCTTAACATGTCACGCATAACCCGGCACAGCTCATCAAGCTGCTCAGGGTTATTAATTTTTGCAGTGAAGCTAGTAAGCAGATTACCGAAATCGATTTCAGTAGTCGCTTTTTCGGTAGAAGTTTCTTTGGGTTCTGCCGTGATCTCTTCCGTATCCGCCGTAAGGAATTCAACCGGATAAAGCTCAGGTTTATGATAGCCAGAACTCCACCCAAACTGCGCAAGCCAGTCATTCCAAGACTGACTCTCTTCCGGCGTCATAAACTTAGAACGTCGGGTAGGGCGATTGATATGGTTTTCAGTCGCCCATCTGTAAAAAGTTGCCTCCGGGATACCAAGCATTCGAGAGATGCAGACAACCGTCGCATTAAAGCGATCGGTGATAGTGTACAAGTATTCCTCGATGAGAGTCTTGTCGATCTGCTGCAAGTCTTCGAACTTGCAGGGTCGATTCATGGCGAACGTGAATACTTCACCATTCAAGGCTTTCAGCTGCTTCGGAGTGAGGTGGTCGCTAGGAAGGGAGCACTTCCGGCTCTTGCTCCCGTTTTTCTTGCTGCGGCCCTGATGTGCAAGATTCTTTCGTTCCCGCTCAGATTGGATGCGAGTGTAGGTATAGTCGTCCATTTTTATATCTCCTTTCTATTATAACAGCGACTATCTTGGTTGCTTTCACTATTATAATATATACTCATAATGTGATGTAAAATCGGGTAGGGTGATTAGCCCTACCCGATC